CCGAAGAACCAATCCTAGTCGTAATCATCCAAAGCACGATCCAGCTCACCAGCGCCGATTTACCAATACCACGACCAGAGGAAACAGCCATCCTGAGAACATCAAACTCAGTGACGTTTTTATTTTTCTGAATGTGTTGTTTGATCTCTCTTAATACGTCGCGCTGCCATTTTCTAGGACCGTGGTGGTGCTCAAGCGGTGTGCCCGCTGTACTCCACGGAAAAGCAAAAAGAACAAACGCCTCGGGGTCATCTTTGATCGCTGGGGACCAAAGTCGACTCATCAGCAGTTGCTCGTCTTCCGGACTGTATATTGGTTTCTGCATGTGTTAGCTTTTCACTTTGTGGCGTCACGTCGATCACTTTACCCTCATCAACGCGTGTCTCCGCCGCTCTGAGCGCGTCGATCACGCTGATGCGCTGGTCCACCTCAATACTCACCGCCTGCTTGGCGACCCAACCATGCGTGTGCTTCAGTATCTCTAGCGCCGCCTTAGCGTCGCCTTGCCGCGCCGCGTTCAACATGTGCTGGCTGTGCTCGCGCTCACTATCAGCGCGTCCCTTGAGTTCGGCAATCTCGGCAAGTTTGTCATGCTGTTTCAAGAGCCGGTACTCTACAGGTAACAACCCTGCTGCTAACGCCAACGAATCTTCTTTCAAACCTAGATACGCAGCGTCGTATATACGCTCCAGTACCGCTTCGGTCGCTTTGATCTCACGCGTTGTAAGAGGAAGACTTTTAAACATATGCCAATTTTACCAAGATGACCTAACGTCGCTACAACGCGAGCGTAAGACATTCTAATACTTTTGTATACAGGCTTGCTATTAGGTTATTAAAACGTGTGGCTGCTAAAAATAAAAAAATTTCTTGTGGACCCACCGGCCCTGACCGGCCAGGCCGTCGGCCCTGGGGGGGGGCTTCGCCAGCAAAAAGCCAACTGCAAAAAGCGATCTAACAAACAGAACGATTGACCGATCTGATCGGCATAACGATCCATGCCTGGTGCGTGTGCCTGGTGCGTGGCCGATCGGGTCGGACGTCGAGCGGTCGAGCGGTCGAGCGGTCGAGCGGTCGAGCGGTCGAGCGGTCGAGCGGTCGGACCATTGGCAGTTTTGGCTATTTGTTTTTGATTGCCAAGATTGCCAATAGCCCTTTGATGTTTGGCAATATTGGCTATTGTTTTTTAGTTGCCAAGAGTGCCAATGATTGGAGAGAAAACCGGCAAAGAGAGGGCGCGGTGACGTGGCGCCCTCGATTCGGCTTTGGCAATATTGGCAAGATTGTCACTCAAAAATAATCGCTGCTAGGTAACATAAATAATCTGCGACTTTTTTTTGAAAAAAACATGACAATTTTGCCAATAGCCGAGAAAGCCTCATCGAATCAGACGCTTACAAGCCCCGCCGATTGGCAATCAGACCCCTTTTCATTACCAAACCCCTTTCGAAACCATTACCAATCTTGCCAATACTTGACAACTTGCAAAACAATCCTTTACACTGAAGGCTCATTCAAACAAAAGGGGATTGCCAATCATGAAAATTACCGTCGACCATTCGATCATTAAAGCCTTATTAGTCTTCGCAGCTAAAAACGATCTGCGCTACTACCTCAACAGTATTGCAATTGATGCGACGCGCGATCGCGTCGCGTTGGTCGCTACCGACGGTCATATGCTCATGTCAATTGCCGTGCCTGCGTCCGACGTCGACAACAAATTGATGGGCGAATACATTATTAGCCGCGCTGATCTTGAGGCGGTTAAACCCATGAAGGCAGGCAAGCATGCGCTGCCGATCACGATCGAGATCAACGAACCTGCGCCGACTCCCGATCCCGATCGGCCTGGCGTTATGATCAAACACAACACAACGTATAAGATCACGGGGCTAACATCTGTCACTAACACGCTAGTCGATGGCAAATTCCCCGATTGGCGGCGAGTCATCCCTGCGACGTTATCAGGTGAAGTTGCGCATTTCAATCTTGAGCTAATGACGCGACTCAACGACGCACGCAAGGCCTTAAACGTTGATTGGCACAACGTTGTCATCCACCACAACGGACGCAGCGCTGCGCAGGTCACTGGCCTCGGTAATGAGTCTATCGTGATCGTCATGCCCATGCGCGTCGATAGTGCTGACAAGCCTATGATCCCCGCATGGGCGAAGCTGGCCTAGTGTTTGACTTTATGCGCCTACTAACATGGGCGCATAGGGGCAAGCATTGTGCGGCCATCTAATCCAATCAACTAAAGGACAATCAATTATGAAAACTAGTGAACTAACAGGAGCTGCCCTTGATTGGGCAGTGGCGAAGTGCGAAGGATACACAGGCTTGCATAAAATTGCAGGACGTAGGCCACACGAGCCGCAACTTGGTATCTGGCCCCCAAGAAAAGAGTATGGGGTGATGGACTTGTGGGAACTAAGTTACTCAACAGATTGGGCGCAAGGTGGGCCTATCATTCAGCGAGAGAAAATAAACCTTCAATCAATTCTATGTGACGCGCGTGAGTTTTGGACTGCTACCATGTATCTATCAGAAAGCGAAGGCCCCACGCCCCTAATCGCCGCTATGCGCTGTTATGTGGCCAGCAAGCTAGGCGACGAAGTGGAGATCCCCTCCGAACTTGGGAGCCAAGCATGAGCAAAACTAACTATAACGGCTGGGCTAACTATGCAACTTGGCGCGTCAATCTTGAAATGTTTGATGGTCAAGCACCTGAAGGGTTTGATCTTAAAAAGTCTGCTTATCATCTTGGCTTAGACCTCAAAGATTGGGCCGAGGATTATATTTTTGAAACGTCAAGCGAAGGTTTTGCACGCGATTACGCGCTAGCTTTCCTGTCCGACGTCAATTGGGTCGAAATTGCCGAGCATGTCATTGACGCCTACGCTGACGAAGACGCTGACGAAGACGCTGACGAAGACGCTGACGAAGACGCTGACGAAGACGCTGACGAAGACGCGCACGTATGAAACCCGACACACGCGTGACGACGCCTAAGGGCGTCGGTGTTATCGATCGCATAGAGGACGGCCTTTACATTGTGCGCATACCAGCGCTCAATGGCTGGCCGTTTCCTGCGCTGCATACGTTCAAACGACGCGACATCAAACTGCTACGCGACAAGAAAACCGTTGAAACCTACGGTGAAGCAACTTATTGAAAGGACTAACATGATCGACTTTTTATTTGATTGGGCCGTTGCGCTCGTGTTCGGCGTCGCGCTCGGCGCTGCTATCTTCTTTAACCTATAGGACTAACCCCTATGGAAGATGAAAACAAGCCCCCACTATGGCTAACCCTTATGAACTGCCAGATTGACCCTAGGGACTGGTGCATCCCTGTCGAGCAAGTTTGGCGCAGGCATGGTTGGATACCACCCTCCAAGGAGTGCCCCGATACCATGGCGAAGCAACAAGCCTTCCGCACTTGGACCATGCCGCTATGCTGATAATTATCTTAGGCGCTATGCTTGCATGGTTGATCGGCGAGATGCTAGACTTGTAGTGTTGGAACTTCTCCTCAAGTTGGGCCTCCCGCCCTACTTTTAAGCCCGTCAGTAGACGGGCTTTTTTTATCCCTACGCTATCCCTACGCTATCCCTACGCTATCCCTACGCTATCCCTACGCTATAGGGCTACTTGACCAGCGCCATTTTAGTAGGTGCTGTCTCCTCGACCATGCGACGCAACTCAGATTTCGACAGCTTAGATGCAAGCTCAGACACGGCAAAGATATGCTTCTTAGTCTGAAATTCAGATGACGCTAATCGGCCAACATCAACCCAACCAGCTTCTTTGAGCGCATGCAGCAGCGCTGCCTGATGGATTTTCACGCCAGCAGGCAAGCCACCTGATAGGCGATCAATCAATAGATGGAAGGGCGACCCCACAACACCCCGCGCAAACTCGCCTTGGCGGTTCCGCATCATCTCCACCAGAAAAGACTCAGACGTGCTCATGGAGTGCTCAATAAGATTGAACTTGAACTCAGTCCAGCCTGGCGTTGCAGCAGGGTTAAACGCGCTCACGTCGCGCTGATAGAGCCATGCGGCTATGGAAACGAAACCTTCGGACTTGTACCAGTCCCACAATAGTTGCGCCTGGCGATCGACCATCTTAGGTGCACGCGACCAGATGCAGAACCAACGCCTGTCTTGCGAGTCAAGCGATATGGGGAGTGAATCATTGGTAAACGACAGCACAAACATCCTATTGAGCATGTCATAGGGGTGCAGACCCTTGCGGTTGATCGGTAGCATCTCTGGAGGTGCAGCGATGATCGGCTTGAGCCGGTTAGCCAGCGCACGGCGCGCTGCCGCTTCAGGTTCCTTCAACTCGTTGATAACGAGAATCTCACACTCAAGTTGGTAGCCCCACTGGAGGCTCAGCGTATCGTTATCGAGCAAACCGCGATTTTTCAGCCCTGGCCCGCACACGGCCCATAGAAGAGGTGCCCACATGGTGTCTTTACCACACCCTTGATCGCCGCCATGCAGCACGGCGTGATTGATCTTGACATTAGGGTGCTGGAGCTTAAAAGCCATGATATTAAACAAGTGCTCACGCTCCGTCACATCAGGCACCAAGCGCTCACAATGTTCAAACCAAGGCGATATATCGCGCACAAGGGTCTTATCGACAGCAGGCCGCGCGTCACGCCAACGGTTGCCGTACACGTCACCGTCGCGCGTCACTAACATCGACTCGCCCGCAGCGTACGTCACACCGACCAAGGTGCGAGCGCCCATCGCCTGGCGCTGCTCATCGAAACACGTTGCAGCTTCGATCTTGCGCTTACTGTTAATGGATACGCAATTGACATGGCGATAGAGCGCGTTGAAAACCCACCGCGGCACCTCGCGCCGATCCTGCATATCGAAAAACGAGTCATCACTGAGAATGTAAGCAAAGCGTTGGAACCAGCCCTTCATCTCAACACGCCCAAGCTCTTTACGCTCGACTTCTTCAATCAACTTCTTGGCGTCGTCACTAAAAAAAGTGCTCGGCTCTAACTTTTCAAGCGTTGTCTGCATGGTGCTTGCCAGCAGATCATCGCGCAGCCCCAGAGCGTGCGCAGGCCCGCCGTTCTCAGCGACCCACGCCAAGAAAGCCTTGGTGTCAAGATCGACGCAGTGTGAGTGCAAGCAACAGTACGCACGCATAGAGGGCTTATAGCGCCCTTCAGGATTGCCGTCAGTGTGTTGGGCATGGTTCGGGCAGATGACGCCAGCCCAGCCTTCAGCGTTGGGTTTGGACATAACCAGACCTTGGGAGGCAAGCCACGCGAACACGTCATCATTACCTGTGTCAACGATCTTGATCGGCTGTGGACCTGCGCCATCAGCTTCAGCAGGCGACACGCCCAGTGCCTCGCATATCTCAGCGAGCGAGAAGTCACGCTCTGAATGAAACTCGACCAGACGCGAGGCAAAACTGTTGCGACCAGGCTTAAGATTGACCGAGCCAGGTAAGCGAAAATTACGCACCGAGTTCAGCGCCCCAGGGTCGGTATAGCCTGCATCGGCGATCGCACGCATAGCCGCAGCGAACTCACCCTTGGTGGGCTGTTCAGCAAAGGCGTAGCCCCACTGAAACGACCCAGGCGAGGTCTCCATCACCCACGTCGGCGCAAGCGGTGGTGTCTTGCTCTTGGTGCCCACGTCATCAAGCACCATCACCAAGCAATACTCGCAGTTAGCCGCCGACGCTGAGACGTGCTCACCGAACCGATCGACGATGAACGATGCTGTGTTGCCGTACCAAGCCTGATCGGCCTTGATCTTGGCGTCCTTGGGTAGATAAGCAGGCCACGTACACTTGATCGCGCCGTCAGCGTGGAATTGCAACTGACCGTCTTTCAGTAGCGGCTTTTGTCGCACCAGCAGCGCTGTCTCGCCCTCTGGTGCAAGGGACATTAAAAAATCGATAAATGTTGTCATTTTCCATACCTCGTCATTGTTGAAACTTCAGCATCTAAAGGTAACCCCTGCGCCCAGGCAGGCGGTGAGCACATCACGCGGCGCAGCGCCTGCGAGGCTTCGTCAGCCTGCGACGCTGGCACCTCAAGCACAATCTCATCATGAACATGCAGCACCACGCCGTCGAGTTGGCGCAACGCCGCACGTAGAATGTCGTTAGCCGCAGCTTGGCAGATGTTCTCTGCCGCTAGACCCTTCCACAGACGCGCACGAGGCCATTCCTTGGCGTCCTGCGCAGGCTTCCATGACGCCTTGGCATACGACACACCATCAGCGTCCATGCGGGCATAGGGGTAGCATAGGATGCGTCCTGAAGGCAGCGCGTACCAGAGGTGCTGAGAGTCAAAATAGTAAGTCACACGGCCAGCCTTAAACTCAGACTTTGGATTCCTCATCGCACGCGTATACGCCGACTCAAGCGCCTGCCAGTAATGCACAGCCCAAGAGTTAGCGCGTCGCCACGCATCCACCATGCGCCTGCTGTCAGCTTCTGGTAAGTTAACGCCATAGATGCGTCCCATCGAGGCGAACGCACCGACACCACCACCGTAACCACAGGCTAATTCTTGGACCTTGCCGATCTGTCGTTGCTCTTTATCAATCGCATCCACCGGCACGTTAAACGTCCGGCTGGCGTTGTGTTTGTAAATGTCTGCGCCTGTGCGAAACAAGTCCAACTTAGCCTCAGACGTAGCGTGCGCTGACAGCCACGGGTTCATCCGCGCCTCGATCGCCGCCCAATCCGCTACGACGAGCACATGCCCAGGCGCAGGTGTCAGCGCAGGGCGCAGCATCCCCTTGAGCACGTCTGTGACGCGTCGCCCGTAGGTCGGCACAATCTTGTGCCCACGCACCATCGCAGTACGGACAGCTTCAGGATCGTCAGCACACTTGCGTGTGAAATTATGTACCTGAGCGCCGTAGGATGACGCACGGCCCGTAGCCGACCCACCAGCAAACACAAACGCACCACGCACCCGATGATCCTCATCATCAGCCAGCGCAGCTAGGCGACTGAACTTCGCAACTGACGACGCCCACAGATCGTCAGCGCACTGGATCACTTCGGCCACATCCGGTGGCACCTGCTCAGGATCATCCATCGCAAGCAAGTTAGCTCGCACGGTCTTATCGATGGAATACTTCTTCTCGCCGTCCTTATAAGACGCCATGAGCGCCAACGCCTGCGGTCCCACGCGATCCATGACCCACTGCTTCATCTTAGGACTACGCACGCTCGCAATCGCGCCCTGCGTCACGTCAGCCACGATCTGCTCGATCTCGACCAACTCATCGCTTGCGTACTGCACCGCTGCCTTGCATAGCGCCACATCGACCAGCACGCCACGATCGTTGATGCGCTCGTTCACATGATAATCAGCAAGCTCTTCAGCCGACAGATCGCGCATAGCCGTGGAAATGGCACGCATGGCGCGAACGTCTTGCTCGCAATAAGATACTAACTCGGCAAATAATGCCTCGTCGCGGTAAAAATTGCCGTTTGCCTGCGGCAAACATAGCCGCCTGATCAGTTGCGCCCCACGGTAGTCTTTACGCATGTCTGCGCTAGCAAACCGACCCACGTCCTCTAGCGACCCTGGCGCACAGTTAGCACGCGCCTGTGTTGCAGTGCAGTAGAACTGCTCAAGTCGGGGTTCAGGAACGTCAAATTCCGGACAAACCACATACCACAGAATTAAACGATCAAACGCCGCGTTATGAACATAGATGCGACCGCCATTTGCGAAGTGATCCGCCACACGCTGGGGGAAAGGTTGATCAGGTATCCAAGTTTTAACTTCCTCGTCGTCAAACGCATATGACAAACACAGTAACGATGTCGATGGGTCTTGAGCGTAGTTGTAAGAGCCCCTTGAAATAAGATCAACGCGGCTTCTTGTTTCTGTGTCAAGCCACAATACACTCATGCGAACCACCACACGTATCCATACGCGGGCTTTCCGCGTTTCATCGCTCCGCTGATACCACCAGTTTGCTTGCCGCGTAGGGCAATTTCAGCCGCGATTTGACTTTCAAAACATACCGTCGTCTTGGTGCGTAAGTTGATGCCCATGACGCGCTTTTCCGGTTTGACTCGCCGCCCAGCGGCTAGCGCGTGCTGCACGTTTTCCTTGCGCGATACCCACTCTAAATTGTCTAC